AAGCCTTATTAAATTGGATAAGAGGAATTGGAAAAGAAGAAAAGGCAGAAACTGATAATCTCAAATCCACCCTCCCACCCAAAGAAAATTTGCTATCCGTTTTTGAAAATCTTATCCGTAAAAATGCAGATAACCATAATACAGATTTAGAAAAATACATCGAAAGCTATCAATTCTTAAAAGAGAAAAACATTATTTCCTTATCTGAACTGAAAGAAAGTATAGTTACTTTAAGAGATAAGAATTACAAGACCACAAGAGCCATTAAAGATACTGAAAAGAAAATAGATGGTAAAGTACAGCTTATTGACCAAGCCGAGAAATATTTGAAGCATAAAGACACCTACAAAGCCTATACTAAGCTAAAGAAAAACAAACAAGATACTTTCTACAATGAACATACCACAGAACTTATTTTGTTTGAAAGTGCCAAGAAATATCTGAAAGAACATTTAGGAGAAAGCAAGACCTTAAATATATCCAAATGGAAATCGGAAGTTGCCAATATGAAGAAAGAGAAAAATAGCCTATACAATCAAATATTAGAGATACGAGAGGAAGTAGAACAGGCTGAAAAAGTTAAGACTTGTATTGAACAGTTACAGGAACATTCAAAGCAACTAACACAGGTAAAATGGAACGAGTTAGACCTATAAAATCAAGCGAAAAAATGGTATAATATTAAACAAGTATTTGATTTTGGAGGTGCTTAAATTCATGGATGAAAGAGAGAAAATCATTCGTTTATGGTTTGATATGTGGCTTACACAACAAGACTTAGGAATAGATGATATTTTTTTGGATGATGTGATTTATATTGAGAGTTGGTGTCCTAAGTATGAAAATCGGCAAACAGTAAAGCACTGGTTTAATGAGTGGAATACAAGAGGAAAAGTTCTTGCGTGGGATATAAAGCAATTTTTTCATAAGGATAATCAAACTATTGTAGAATGGCACTTCAAAAATAAAATGAATGAGGGGAAAGTTGAAGAATTTGACGGTATCTCTTTGATTGTTTGGACAGCCGATAATAAGATAAAAGCGTTGAAAGAGTTTGGTTGTAATTGTAACAACTACAATCCTTACAAAGAGAGTAAAACACCATTATTTAGAGATGAAAAAGTAAATTGGTTTTGAGGAGATAAAATATTGATAGAAAGTAGACCTGAGTTTGACAAAATTACATCGTTTGATGAGTTTACTAAATACTATTGGTATCGTGAAGAACTTTCACAGATATGCAAGTCATTAGGATTAGAATATAGAGGTACAAAACAGGAACTCAATTATATTATTGAGCAATACTTTAAGGGCAATTTGATTAAAAAATCATCAGTAAAAAATGAAAAGAAGCAAGTGGAAAATATTACTTTAGATACACCATTACTTGAATGTGGTTTTTCTTTTAATGCAAAGTTCAGAGAATATTTCGCTGTTTTAACAGGTATCTCACCATTTAAATTTACTGCTGATATGGCAACAGTTTGGAGAAAAGTAAAAAGAGAAAATGATTTGAGTTTTACAATTCAAGATATGCTAAAAGTTTATTATGGGAAATCAGATTATGCAAAGTATGATAATTCGGTTTGTCAATGGAATCAATTTTTAAAGGATTTCTGTGCAGACAAAAATAGTTGCAACTACTCAAACAAATTAAAAGTAGCTTCTATTCTTTGGAAAGAAGTCAGAAATTCAAGAAATGAAAAAATTTATTCAAAGAATCTTTTGACTGAATATGCCGATAAAATAAAAGAGTATTGCAAGTAGGATATTTTTAGCTCGCTAAACTAACAATTCAATAAAAGCTAACACGAAAGCAGTAAATCAAAAAGGTTTGCTGTTTTTTCTTTGCTTAAAAACGGAAAGGAGGACACATGGAAGAAGAAAAAAGAGTAATAAAAGAACCACAACATAAACAGTTAATAATGGATATTGGAAAAACAAAATACACCGTAAACCTACATTTCAAGCAAGGTACAGGGGAAACATACAAGGATAAAATACTAAAGCTAATCAAGAGAGAAACAGAGAAGATATAAATTTATCAAAAAAATTTTGTTTATGTCCTTGACAAATCTTCCCAAATAGGTCTGTGAGCGGACAATACTTATCAAGAGATAGCATAACCGCCTGAACAGCACTATGAACATATCAAGAAAGCAGTAGTAACTAGCATTGCTAAGCGATAGATAAATAACGTATAATATTATCTGCTTGGTTTAGCCATCAAGCGAACTTTCTCTCGCCTCTAGCAATAGGGGCGGGTTTTATTTTACCCGTAGAACGTATATCTACCGCGAACACTTCCTACGGGTATTTCTTGCATGATAAGTATGCCCGTAGAATACGTAACCGCCAAAATTGTACCCTACGGGTTTTACATCCTACACAGCATAACCTTAGTGCCGTAATGCTATAATAAGCACTAGTAACGTAGCCACATAAGCGGCTATTTTTTATTTTGGAGAAATATACCATGGCAGCAAAAAAGAAATCAGGAAAGTCCTTACAGAAGCAGAAGCAGAAGCAGAAGCAGGGAACTGCTATTAAAAACAATGATGCTATACATGGAGAACCTGAACATGGTAAAAAGAAGATAGGTAGACCAACTGTCTATAGACCGGAATATTGCCAGCAGCTTATTGATTACTTTAGCGTTGATCCGATGGAGATTATTAAGGATGCTGAAGTAGATGGAAAGGTGAAGCTGGAGCGATTACCAGCTAAGATGCCATGGTTTGCAGGATTTGCACGAAAGATAGGCGTGAACATAGATACTTTGCATGAATGGAAAAAGAAGCATGAAGAGTTTTCCGAATCCTATAAGATTGCGAAAGAATTACAGCGTGAGTTTTTAGTTGAAATTGGTTTGAGCGGCAAAACATCGGCGAGCTTTGTAATATTCACCATGAAGAATGTTTGCGGCTGGCGTGATGAGCGTGATCTGAAGTTGAAGAAAGCCAAAGAAGACAAGGAACTAACCGATGCCGAGCTTGACGAAGCCATCTTTGGATGATTTGTCGCGGGACGATATTCGGCGAGTATGTAAGAAATATCGAAGCAATAAGCCGAGACTACGCCGCATACTACGTTCCGTATTTGCACGCCCCGCAAACATCCATCTGTTCGGCTGGTTTATTAACGATGATTATATCGCACTAGAGACACCTGACTTCCACCGTGAAATGCTATCTGCCGCCGCTGACGTGTCAAATAAATATTTGGCATTCGCTGCACCGCGCGGACATGCTAAGAGTACGACAATCGACTTTACTTATGCGCTATGGTCGACAGTGACTGAGAAACACCACTTCGGCGTCATCATCTCAGACACTGTGACGCAATCAATTGAGTTCGTGAATGCGCTGAAAGACCAGTTTGAGAACAATATTAAGGTTCGATGGCTGTACGGCAATCTAATGAGCGAAGAGTGGCGCGATGGCGAGTTCGTGACAGCTACTGGCATTAAATGGGTCGCCAAAGGTGCTGGAATGAAAATACGAGGCTTACGCTACCGTGAACACCGGCCAGATCTGCTGCTTATCGACGACTTAGAGAATGACGAGCGTGTTGCTACGGCCGAACAGCGCAAAAAGCTGAAAAATTGGCTAATCAAGGCATGCCTGCCGGCTCTAAGCCGCGATGGACGAGCTATTATGGTCGGTACAGTACTACACCACGACTCACTGCTGCAGAACATACTGAATCATAGAGAGATGTTCGCGAGCTGGAATACGAAGCTCTACCGGGCGATTATGACGGACGATGATGGCAATGAGTACGCTCTCTGGCCGGAGCATATGAGCTTGGAACGACTGAAATCCATGCGAGACGACCCGAAATGCGACGGCTACATCGGTTCGGTCGCATTCGCCCAGGAGTACCAGAATAAACCGCTCGATGAAGATGACATGATTATTCAACCAGGTTGGGTGAAGTGGGCGGAAGCAAGACCCGATAAGCGATACGTATCGGCGCGAGTAATGGCGGTAGACCCTGCG